GCCGTTCCTGCTACCCTCGGTGCAGCTGGTGCTTCTGCTGGTGGTAATGCTACTCACGCTCTCAAAGAAATCACTTTGAATGCATATAAACTCGCTACAAACGAGTACACAGCATACGAAGAAGAAGAAGATGCTTTGTTGGCTTTGATGCCAATCATCCGTGATGGTATGATTCGTCGTGTTGCTCGCGCTGTTGACAAGGCCTTCTTGTTAGGTGCTGGTTCTGGTTCTGACCCTGTTAAGGGATTGGCAAACTGGGCTACTAACACCACTGCCACTGGTAACACTGTTGCCGCTGGTATGACAGTTGCTAAAATGCGCACATTGCGTCAAGGTTTGGGTGCTTGGGGTCTCGATCCAGCTGAAGTAATTTATATCGTTAATACCGATACATATTACCAGTTGTTGGAAGACACAGTGTTCCAAACAATGAACCAAGTTGGTACACAAGCTACATTGTTGACTGGTCAAATCGGTCAAATCGGTGGAAGCCCTGTGTTGGTCTCCGCAGAATTCGCCTCACCAGGTACTGGTGTTGCAGGTGCAGTCTGCTTGAACCCAGGCAACTTTATCGTTGGTAACCAGCGCGGTCTCCGTATCGATACCCAAGAATTGGTTGAAACACAGCGTCGCGTTATGGTGGCTAGCCTCCGTACCGGTATGACACGTGTTACTACTAACTTAGGTAACGCTGTTACAGCTCACAAGTATACAGCATCTTAATTTGATGATGTAATTGTTAACAAGACCCTTTCGGGGGTCTTGTTTTATAAAGGTATTCTGTGCCTTTATAAAACAAGCGAGGTATTTATGGCAACAAATTTAGTAACAAAAGCAGAATACAAAGCTTACTTAGGAATTACAAGTGTAAACTCTGATGCAGAAATCGACTTCTTAATACCCAAAGTCAGCGACTTAGTAAAAACATATTGCCGTCGTACCTTCATTGATTACTACGACGAGGCCAAAATAGAAGTATTTGATGGTGGCTTTAAACAAATCATATTAAAAGAAACTCCAGTAGTATCAGTTAATTCAGTAGCTTATAGTGCAGATTATGGTAAGACATACAGCAATCTTGTAAAATTTACAGATTGGGTAGCACGTGACGATTATGTTATTAGTTTAAATCCTGGTGGATTTCCAGAACAAATCAATGGTTACAAAGTAACTTATTTTGCAGGCTACGAAACAGTACCCGCAGATTTAAAACTAGCAGTATTAGATTTAGTAGAATACTACTCAAGGAACAATGGTGCTGTACACAGTACTCGCGACATTACTCCTAATACTACGCAGATTACTTATATCGCTTCCAGCAACTTTCCCGCAGCGATTAAGCGTGTGCTAGATCAGTATATGGCGGATTTTACATGAGCGCAGAAGCTTTTAGACGTACTTTAAACAAAGTACCTGAACTAAAAGAATGGGCTTCTGGCCAACGAAACACTGCTTCAATCTTACAGCAAACTCGTGAATCTAGTAGAGCAGAAATAGAAAACTCAAGTGTAGATTTAATAATTCCACTAGAGCAGCTCAAAGGAATACTAGGGGACACTACTGCCACCACTATATTTAATGAAATAAAATCTGGCAAATATTTACAAGTGCCTGAGGCTGTAGTTTATCATAGTACCGCAGGTCAAGAAACAGTAATTTTTAAAAGTTTAAACTTCAGAAGTTTAAATAAAACAGTAGCAGACTACCTACAGCAAATAGCTGCAGATGCTGGTGCTCAAGATGCTGGCAATGTATCTCAAACAGTTTTAAACCAAATAAAAAATAAAAAGTACGATAAAGGCCATGTCTATGGATGGGCAAATACTTTACTACAGAGAACAAAAGGCAGTATAGGCGAAGCATTAAAAGACCCTAGACGCCGAGTACCTGCAGTACAACTTGAAAAAGAACTAAATGCTTTAAATCAGTTTATAGATACGCTACTAGATATTGTAGAAGAGTATGATGAAGCTACTAGTAGTATCAAAGGTTTAAAAACTAAGTTAGGTGCTAAGTATCGTAAAACTGATTCTAACTGGCTTATTGAATGGCAAGGTAGCGCTGCTCAACAAGCAGCAGGTAGTGCAGTTGCACAGGTTGTTGGCAAACAAAACACAGGTATTCGCGGATTTTTAAAACAAGTAGGTTACAGCAACCAAAGCTTAGTAGAAAAAGCTTTAGACAGTATGGTAGATGGTTTTATTAAACAAGGTCTACTATCCGAAGGCTCTCAAAGTTTAGTAGAACTAGAATCTTCCCCTGCTATTGTAAAGTTAATAGAAGACAGATTAGTCGCCACTATTAGCGGTAAAAAAAGAAAATTAAAGAGTGAGTACACAGGAACAATAGGTAATCTACCTGAGTTAACTGTTAGAAACGTTGTAGGTACTGCTAAAGCTAAGGCAGATATTCGAACAACAAAAGCAGAATTAAAAAACCTTAAACAAAAAGTTACTAAGGCAAAAAGAGAAGTAAAAAAGCAAGTTTTACCAAAAACAGTAAACTTAGTAAACTTACTTGCTATTTTAAATTCTCAGATACAAGACGTAGTTAGTGCTAACATGGGTGATGGAAATAGAAAAGACATACTTAATTATAGAACAGGCAGATTTGCTAGTACAATTAATATAGACCATCTTACCCAAAGCCGCGAAGGTTTAATTACTGTTTTTTATAGTTATATGAAAAATCCTTATGCAACTTTTAGTGCTGGTGGTAAACAAGAAAGACCAAAAACCCGAGATCCTAAACTTCTTATCGGTAAGTCTATACGAGATATTGCCTCACAGGTAGTTACCAATCAATTAAGGGCTATACCCATATGAGCAAACGAAATAGTATTGCAAAAGCACTTGCAGAAAAATTAAAAACAATTGATGGTACTGGCCCTTATACATCAAATTTATATGATAACAGTTATGCAAAGCTAAAGTTCTGGGACGAAATACAAGACTTTCCAGCAGTATATTTAGTTCCAGGCACAGAGGTTCGTGAGTATCATCCAGCTGACTTTACTTGGTGTTTTTTAAACATATCGCTAAAAGTATATGTCCGAGATCAAGACAACCCTCAGTTCGCGCTAGAAACCCTATTACACGATTTAGAAACTTGTATAAATGCTAATCGCGTATTAGTCTACGACCAGGATAATAGCCTGGAAACGACCGAAATATTAATTCAGTCGATAATGACCGACGAAGGGCTGTTAGTTCCTTACGGTGTCGGAGAGATTAACCTACAAGTGCGGTATGCACTACAATAACGTTATCGGCACCAAAACAGATAAATGTCTAGTAGGTGTGCCTTACGTTCCAACCACAAGGAAATAAAATATGGCATTTAATTTAATTCGTAATAGTCGCGTATTTTACACAAGCAATGTAGATATAACTACAGGTGCGGTTAAAACTACGGGATTCACTACGGCTAATACCCGTGAAATTCAAGTTTTGGAAGGATTCTCCTTCTCACAAAACACTACTTCAGAAACAGTCACATTAAACGAAGCCGGTGCTGCACCAGTTCGTGGACAGCGTAGTTTTAACACTGCACTAGATCCTGCTGACTTTTCGTTTACAACCTACATGCGACCCGCAGACATTGGCTCAACCATCAGCTGCGAAGAATCAGTACTATGGAACGCAATGTTCTCGGCTTCTGAAATTGGTGGTGCAAATCCTGCTTGGACAGATGGTGCTAGTTCTGCTACCTGTGTGGTAACAAACTCAGACAAGCATCAATTATTGGCTTTTGGCTTGATTATTGTAGTTGACGAAACTACCTTTGTTATTGACAATTGCGTATTGAATACTGCTACTATCGACTTTGGTCTGGACGCTATTGCTTCAGTGCAGTGGGCAGGACAAGGCGGTGTTTTACGTCAAATCACTAGTCCAACTATTGGCGCTGGAACATTAAGTGGTTCAGTTGCTGGTAATTTCTTGCAAAAGAATACTACTGCCCCTTATATCGCTAACAAACTCAGCGTTGTTACCTTAGATGAAGGTATCGGTGCAGGT